GGCGGTGATCGCTGCACGTAGACCCCCCGTTTTCTGGGGGGCTAACGCTTGCGCGGCGGTGGTCACGTCCCGCCCGTGGGCGGTGAACGCGTCATCAACGGCGGCGTCAACGGACGCGGGCAATCCCGCCAGGTACGCGCCTACCTCGGCTGTGCCTGACGTTTCCAACCCACCGGTCCCAGTCACCTATCAGGGGGTGGTGTCTACGGTGACACCGGTGACGGTGAAGGTGGCGGTGACGGTGGAGATACCCCCGGCGGTCCAGTTCAGCTCCGGGTCGGTCCACCCCGACACGGCGTAGTTCCATTCGGGGTTGGTGCCGCCCTCGGTCAGTGAGCTGGTGCCGCCGACGATGAGGGTTCCGGTGGTGGGGGTGGTTTCCCTCAGGTACCGCCACAGGTTCGTCGACGTCAGGTCCTGGTACATGGTCACTTCGACGGCGGTGACGGTGGATGTTTGGGTGGTGCGGTGCACGATCCCGTCGGCGGTGGTGAACTCGATACCGCCGGTGGTGGAGATGATTTCCCGCACCCCCGCACAGGTTGCTTCATGCTGGGTGGTGTTGAAGTTCAGCGTGATGACTCCACCCTGACCGAACACGGTAGACATAGCCATTGGTTACTCCAGGTTGGTGGGTCGGGTGAGGGTGATCTGCACCCCTGCTAGTGGGCGGTTGGGGTCGGCGGGGTTGGTGACGGACCCGGGGGCGGGGATGTCGAACGTTTTCCACCCGGCGTCGGACCATGCCACGTTCGCCGCTCGAGCCATTTCCTCCACCGCGAGGGCGGTGTCCCCTGACTGGTCGGCGTACAGGCAGGACAGGCGCAACCGGTACAGCACCGTGGCGGGGGTGAACCACTGCCACCCGTCCGGTTCCAACACGTAGCAGGGGGTGTGGAGGGCGGTGGTGTAGGAAGCGTGGCATGTGTACCCGGTCGCGGATTCCAACGCGGCGGCGAGTGCGGTTCGGGCACTAGCGAACGTGGACGCCTCAGCTGCGGTGTGAACAGTCACGCGATCACCCGTGGGGTCATCACGTACGGTCCGCCGTACGCGGCGGCGAGCATGTCAATCTTCCGTTTGCTCAGGAACGACCCCGCGGTGAGGGTGCCGTCGGGGAGGACCCCACCTTCACCCCCGGAGTCGCGGTGCTTCCACACCAGGGCCGCCACATGCAACACGAAATCGGACACCCCGGAGGGTGCGTCGGCGGTGTACCCGGGGCGGATGTGCCGGGAGGTTGCGTCGACGGCGGTGTCCCAGCAGGTTTGCAGCTCAGCGTCGGTGATTTGGGTGTTCCCGTCGGCGCGTAGGAAGGTACGGAGCGCGTCCCGCCCTGCGGTTGACCCTGTGACGATGTCCACGCCCCGTACCTCCCTCCTACTCTTCCCCTAGCAGGTTCTACGCCTGGGTGATCAGGGACACCCCGCGGGCGTCGAGGACTGATGTGAGGCAGTACCCGAAGCACACGATGCGGACCTTCGCCGGGCCTGCGACTTCTTCCCACCGGAACTGCAGCAGTGGGGACTCCCACCGGTGCAGGGCGGCGGTGTTCGCCACCACTACCTTGGTGGTGGCGGCGTTGACCGCGTTGATGGTGCGGACCCCGTTGATGTAGATGTCGCCGTAGTTGGCTTCCCCAGCCTGCCCGGATGTGTTCTGCGGGTTCACGTAGGGGAAGATCGGGCGACCGTCGGTCGCGTTCAGCGACGTCACGTCGACGAACTCCGATGGGGCCATCCAAATGATGTTCGCCGGGTAACCCGCCCGGGCCTTGAACGCGGCCATTTCCGACAGCACCGTGGACACCATGTTCTGCGCCTCAATGGTGTTTGACGCGTCCGTGGTGGACGAACCGGTATCGATACCGGAGTACCCGGCGATCGCGGTGTACGCGGCGGCGTCGGTGACGTTGTCGTAGGAGCGTCGGAGGAACCCGAAGAGGAGCTCATCCATGCCGGGGGACCCGGCGTCGAGGGCTTCCCGGTTGATGTCGAACATGCCGGAGTACACCCCGGGGGTGTACGTGTCGTAGTCAATGTCAACCTCACCCTGGGCGGGGTTGGTTCCCTCCGAGTGGGAGGCGACTACTTCCCCGGACCCGCCGTCGGCGGTGACCGCGTCAACCACTGGGACCAGGATGGGGCGGGCCGACGAGATCGCAGTGGAGGGGATGTTGTCCGCGAAGTCGCGGGGGAACCGTGGCAGGTTCACCAACAGCGCGTCCTGGTACACGTTCGGGATGGTGACGTCGGTCTGCTGGACGGGTTCGTTGGCGGCTGCGATCTGCCAAATGGACTGCGCCTTCTCCACCCGCTGCGCTGCGAGGGTGTCCCGGCGGGACGCCAGCAGGTCGGAGAAGTACGAGGCGCCGTCGGCGCCGGGGTGCCCGTAGGGGAACGCTTCCCGGGTCACGGTGGTGGTGGCGGTGAGCTTCCGCTGCGGGAGGGCCTGGGCTGCTTCCATGGGTGCCTCTTCGGTGGCGGGGTCGGCTGCGGTGGTTTGCGACTCGACGAGCGACTGAAGGGCCGTCACCAGGGTCGAAACGACCTCGTCGGGGACCTCAGCCGCGGTGACCTTGTCAGTCATGGTGGCGGTTTCCTTCTGTTGGGCCGCGACCTGGTGGACGCGGGCGTTGGTGAACGCCGGGGACTCGACGAGTGCCACGGCGGTGAGGGTGGCGGGGTTGTCCGCGGTGAGGCGGTACACCCCGTCGGTGGAGGCGGTGATCCCGTCGGGGGCGTCCGCCTCGATCGACAGACCCGCTTGCAACCCGTCGGAGGCGAGGGTCAGGGCGTCGGTTCCGGCTTGGGTGTTGGATACCTTGAATGTGGCGACCAGCCCGGTGGGGGACTCGTCCAACGTGACTGCCCGCCCGATGGGTTCGGTGTGGTGGGTGGACCGCAGCTTGGGCAGGTTGTCCGGGTCCCAGGTGAGGCCACCGGCGGTGACCTCCAGCTGGATACCTTCCCCGTTGAGGCCGGGGTTCCCCGTTTCGCCGTAGGGCACCACCTGACCGATGATGGTCCGTCGCTCACGGTTTACGGCGGCGTCGAGGGTGAACGTCCCGGTCAGCTTCATGGTGTTGTCTCCATGGGGGGTGCGGGCACCGGCACCGGTGGGGGTGGCACGGGTGACTCGGGGTTGACCTGTTGCGACCATGACGCGGCGTCGAACCGGACGAGGGTGCCGCGGGGGGTGACGTCGGGCAGGGATAGGCGCCCCTCGATGGTGGTGGTCCACGCGGCGAGAGCGTTGATGGAGTCGCGGCGGTTGTCCGCCATGTTGCTGTAGGTCAGCGACGACCCCTTAGAGGGGGCGGACACTGCGTAAAGGGGGAGGCCCAACAGTTGCGCCATGGCTACGGCGTCCTGGTCGCGGGCTTCGACCAGTTGCAGCTCACGCGCCGACCACCCGTGCTTCTCAATTTCCAACCCGGCGACGTACGCGATGCCCTTGGACCGGACCGCGTCGGTGAGTGCTTGGAGGTAGTCGCGGGCGTCGTCCGCCTCCAAAGGTTCGGCGCCTTCGGGGTCGGTGAGGGTCATGTGGGGGATGGGGTTTTCGGCGTACGCGCGGGCGGCGTTGATGTTCGCCAACGCGGTACGGATCGACAGGGCCCCGGTGGTGAGGATGCCGGGGAGGACCCCTTGGAACTTGACCACGTCGGCGGGGTCCACGATGAACCCCTCCACCTGGTATTGGGTGGTGCCGTCGGGGAGGCGGGTTTCCCCCACCAGCTCGTGGTCGACGTACTCGACGCGGGCGGGGAACCCTGTTGCGTACCGGGACACCACCACCCAGTACGCGGCCCCGTGGAAGATGAGGGATTCGACGGTTTTAGCGGTGGTCCACCCGGCGGGGACGGTGGGGTCGAGGGTGCGGAGGAAGGTTCGGGTGTCGTCGGACACGCCCAGGTCAGAATCGGCGGTGAGGGGCAACTGGCCGGTGATGTTCGTCAGGAGGCGGACCCCGTTGTTGAGGGCGGGCACCCCGAGGGCTTCATGCCTGGACACCGCCCCGGACCCGTACGCGGGGCCGATGGTCCCGGCCCGGGCGTTCAGCACATACCCGGGGGTGGACGACAGCGGCACCACCGTCCGTGCCGCTTGCACGGGCGGTGGTGTGAACCACTCGCGGAGTTTACCCATCGGCCCAATGCTAGGGCACGTTATGTCAAGTTACTAGCGGGTAACCTGGCGTGTCTAGGACGCCAAGGTGATGACACCGGATCGGGATGTTCGGCGTTTGGACGTTTGGTGGGCGAGCATGGCGGCGGCGTCGGCGGCGTAGATGGGGCCGGGGGATGCGCGGCGGGACAGCATCCACCCGTCCCCGTTGCGTAGGTTCTCCCGGACCGCGATAGCGACGTGGCCGACGAGGGCGGGGTCCCCGTCGTGGGCGAGCCGACCGGTGCGGATCAGCTCGGCGAACACTTGGCAGGAGTCGAAATAGCGGCGGCCCTTCATGTCGAACATGGGGAGGCGGCGGCGGGTCAGCAGGTGGGCGACCCCGGCGGCCACGAAACTGTTGTACAGGATGCGGATAGGCCGCCACTGTTCGAACAGGCGTACAACCTCGTCGGCGACGTCCCGATCACTGACCTCTGCGCCGGGTTGCGCTTCCCAGTGGGTGAGGACCCCCATTTGGGGGCGCCCGTCGTCGAGTTGGCGCCCTATCAGGATGACGGCGCCGCGCCGGTTCAGATCGATGGCGACGGACATGACGAGGGACCGGTCCCCGGGGGTGGGTGGGTCGGTCAGGTCGGTGAGGCGGCGGAACTGGTTCACGTCGAGGGCGGCCCCGATAGCGCCGATGGTTTGGCACAGCCGTTCGGTGCGCCACCCGTCCATGTCGTCGGCGGCTTGGTAGGTGCGGTAGTCCGACTCTAGGGTGCGCCAGTCCATGCGGGACCCCAGCTGTGGGTTGGCTTGGCACCACCCCTCACGGTCGTCCAAATCCTTGCCCGGGTCGGCGGACCATTCCAACCATGTGATGGTGTCCCCGGTTGTGAACCCGGTTGCCCGTTGCCTGCCCCGTTTCGCGAGGGTGTTGAGGACCACGGACCGTAGGTCCCCGGCGTTGGATGTGACCACGGTTTGTGGTTCGGTCGCGGTTGACAGTGTGGGGGTGATCGCGGCCCACGGTTCCCACGTCCGCAGGTGGCGGGCCTCGTCGAACCACGCTATCGACATACCCGACAAACCTCGGGCGGCTTTGTCGTTCGCTGCGCGGACCCACCACCCACCCCCGTTTGTGAGGGTGAGCTGCGCACCCGACGCGGACTTGTCCAACCGGGTGGTCATGTGGGACAGGGGTGCGTTGTCATCCTTCGGGTCGAACAGTTGCGCGACGTCCCTCCAAATGGACTGCGCCAACGCCAACCCCTGAGCCGACGACAGCACACGCTCCCCATTGAGGATCGCCCACAAGCAGTACGCCTGCATCACTGTCGTCTTGCCCTGCTGCCGTGCGACCAGCGCCCCCACCAAATCCGGGCGCCGACCCGACTCGTCCGGGGTCGTCAAGTAGTCGACCAGGGTCCGCTGCCACGGGTCCAACCGGAACCCCAAATACTTAGCGGCGACGTCGTCAACCTCGTCGGTGCGGTTTTCCCCCACCGGCAGTGGCGTCGCCACCCGAGGCACCGCCCACCCCACCAACCCCGCCGTGTCCACGGTCACCGCGACCACACCCCATGCGTGAGAACCACAGCGGGACCGACGGG